TACTAATCTGACAGCACCCCCTACCCGTCCCACATAATGCAAGTTATTGATAACTTTTTGAATAAAGATCAATATCATGAATTGTATAATACCATGTTCTCTGCGGATTTTCCATGGTATTATGCAAACAGTGTTATGCCTGAAGATCTAGTAACATGTAAAACGTTTGACAACTATCAATGGGGTCATTCTTTTTATAGAGAGTATGCTTTTCAGAGTCAACATGCTATAATACTTCTTCCAATAATCAAAAAGTTAGATCCTGCTGCTATTGTTAGAATCAAAGGGTTAATGCTCTCTAGAACTGAAGAGAATGTAGAGCATGGGATGCACGAAGACAATACGTTTAGTACAACCAATGCTCTATATTATCTTAATACTAATAATGGATACACTAGATTTGAAAATGGTAAAAAGGTTGACAGTGTTGCCAATCGTATGCTAATATTCCCTAGTGGGATCAAACACACAGGAGCAACATGCACAGATCAAAAAGTGAGATGTGCCATTAACTTCAATTACTATTGTAAGTAGAAGCTTCCTTAGCAATCTGGTGAATGCAGCAAACTCATAATTTGCCTAAGGAGAGTTCGATCCTCTCAGGAAGCATCTGCGAGTATGGCGGAATCGGTAGACGCACCAGACTTAAAATCTGTTGAGAGCAATCTCGTGGGAGTTCAAGTCTCCCTACTCGCATTCCTGTTAAATATATCATTAACAGGAAACCATGACATTATGGCACAATTTCGGTACACAATCTCACGTAAGCATGTATTTGTAGACAATGTACCTGTTTTGATGTATTATGTTGAAAGTATGCCATTTGCTTTTGATGTCCTCGAAGATGAGGATAAAAATGACAAATGGATACTCGCAGAAGCAGCACTTAATGAAGAGTATACTATGGAGGATATCTTCAAGTATTCTGATTACTTGATTGCTGAAGAATGCCACCCTGTATTATTTGAATTAGATCTTATTAATCCTGAAGTGATGCCCGATGAACACGTTTCTTGAATTATTTGAGGGAACTTTTGCTAACAAACGTCAAGCACAAAGTCATCCTACTCGTTATGCTCACATTCGTGTTAGTCATCGTAAGATTGGGGAGACTCGATTTTATGGAGAACAGGCATACAACTATCAATTAGATCGTCCTTACAGACAATTTGTAATTGATGTAGTTGATGAAGGTGATTACCTTAGACTAAAGAATTACGAAATCAGAACACCATCAGATTTTGTTGGATGCAGGAATCTTGATAAACTTACTGATGACCTCTTGACATATCGAGAGGGATGTGATAATATTATTAAGGAAACAGCAACAAAAACATTTACCGGTAAGAATGATACTTGTGAATGTTATGTAATGCGTGGAGGAGTTAGAACTTATGTTAATAACGAAGTTCTTCTTACTGAAACAAATTACCAAGTAATGGACCGTGGTCTTCATTCAGAAACTCATCAAAAAGTATGGGGATCTGATTACGGTCCATTCAATTTTACTCGTATGGGGTTGTAGCTCAGTTGGTTAGAGCGCCTGCCTGTCACGCAGGAAGTCGTGGGTTCAAGTCCCATCAATCCCGTATGCCAAACTAGCTCAGTGGTAGAGCAGGGCTTTTGTAAAGCTCAGGTCGCAGGTTCAAATCCTGTGTTTGGCTCTCGATCCTCTATAGCACAATTGGTAGTGCGCGAAGCTGTTAACTTTGAGGTTCTTGGTTCGAGTCCAAGTGGAGGAGTTATGTATAGAACAACGTATAAAGAACAATTTGGATACATTTACATGTGTCTTAAAGAAATAGCATTAATGCTTATTCTCAGAGATAGGTATAGACCCCGTGTATAAATAAATCCTAGGATAAAAGATATACCGCAGGGTCAGATTAATCATGCCTTTAACACGTCTGGATAACCTTATCAGCAGCAAAACTGGTAAGTATCTTTATGTTTCTCCTGATGATTTCAACGCTACAGATGCGTTATCGAATAGAGGTAACTCACCTGTAACACCATTCAAGAGCATCCAGCGTGCTTTTCTAGAGATTGCAAGATACTCGTATCTTCCTGGATTTGGTAATGACAGGTTTGACCAGTTCAGCATTATGCTGATGCCTGGTATCCATTACATTGATAACCGTCCTGGTCTTGTAGATACTAGTGGTATCTCTGCGTTTGGTTTTGATCAAGCAAATAACGAGTGGACAGACAATTCCATTCTTGATATCTCTAATCCTGATAACGTACTATACAAGTATAATAACACTGAGGGTGGTGCTATCATCCCTAGGGGTTCATCTCTGGTAGGTTATGATCTTCGCCGTACTGTTGTTCGTCCTCTATATGTTCCTGACCCTGCATCAGTAACTGTTCCTCGTTCTGCTATTTTTAATGTAACAGGTGGTTGTTATTTCTGGCAGTTCACTATCAAAGATGGTCAGACTACTGCTGAGTCTCCTCTCTTTAATACTGTAGAGGGAACTGGTGAGGTATACTACGATCCTTATGATTTCACTAGAAAAACTGCTCCTAACTATTCTCACCATAAATTAACTGTATTTGAATACGCAGACACAGAAGAGTTGTCTCTATTCTACAGAAAGATTGCTAAAGGTTTCTCTGATTATCAACCAACAATTGATGATCCTGGTGAGTTTGACTTTAGAATTCAGGAGAACCGTATTGTTGGTCCTCTATCTGACTCTAGAGTTATTGAGTCATTAACACTTAATGATGCTACAACTATTCCTAGTATTGCTGCATCAACATCTAAAATTGAAGTAACAACTAAGGTAGACCACGGATACTTTGCTGGTCAGTTTGTTGCTATTTCCAATACAAATATCGATAGTGTTTTGGAAGGTATCTTCCCAATCATTGATATTGATCAAAATGATCCACGTAAGTTTACTTACGAAGTTGCTGAAGTTGTCAGCGCAATTGGTACAGGTATTGCTTCGGGTCAAACTGTTAGTGTAGATACTACTCCAGCACTCGGTCAGAACGCTCAGACGCTCGCTGAAGTTGATAGTGTAGAGTCTGCCTCTCCATATGTCTTTAACTGCTCTATCCGCTCTACGTGGGGTATTTGTGGCATCTGGGCAAACGGTCTTAAGGCGACTGGCTTTAAGTCAATGGTCATAGCTCAATATACGGGCGTTTCGCTTCAGAAGGATGACAGAGCATTCATCCGTTATGATGAGTATTCTAACACCTGGAACCAAGCATCACTAACTGATGCTTTTGCGACTGTTCCTTATCACGCTAAAGGTGATTCTTATTGGAAGGATGAATGGAGAAACTTCCACGTTCGTGCTTCGGAAGATGCGTTCATCCAGAACGTTTCTATCTTCGCTGTTGGTTTCGCTGATCACTTCCTGATGGAAAGTGGTGGTGATATGTCGATCACCAACTCGAACTCTAACTTTGGTAACACATCTCTACATGCTATTGGTTTCAAAGGATTTGCCTTTAACCAAGATAAGGGTGGTTTCATTACTGATATCATTCCACCAGAAGCAGTTGATAGTGGTGCTGCTAATATCAAGAAAACTCAATACTATACTATTGATATTTCTGGAACAACTCAAGATACTAATAACTATACTAAATTATTCCTTGGTAGTGAAGACATTACTAGTCCCCTAGATCGCCCTGCCGTATCTATTGGCGGATATAGACTTGGTTCTAAGTCTGGGGAAAAACTATATGTTAGACTAGATCCAGCAGTTGCTGGTGGAACTGAAGAGTTTAACGCAACTCTAGAACCAACTGGATTTGTTAAGTATATTGCTGCTCCTCAAATTCTTAATCCTTCTGGATTCGCTATCAACAACATCTATGCAGATGCTGCTAACTTAATTGAAAGCAACCGTAAGATGATCCAAGAGGAAGTCTTTGGATATATCATTGAGAAGTATCCAAGACTTCAGGATATTTCTTATGTTAATCCTGGAAGAGATCCTAATGCGAATCGTTATTTCGATGCTCGCAATCTAATTATTGCTAATAGACAGAATATCATCAACGCGACTATACAGTCTTTGGGAGTCTTTAGTCCTGGTTCTCCTGTTAGTGTTAACGATATTGGTGTTATTGTTGATGCCGTAGCGGAAGATTTAAGAGACGGTGGTAACTATAATACAGTTGCTGCAGTACAAGGATTCTTTGCTAATGATACAGCACTTACTGGACTGTTAGTTGGTCAAGAAGAAAATCTACTTTGGGCATTTAGAAGAGCTCGCGATCTATGTAAGCAAGCAGTTGCTAATTTACTAAGTGTAAAAGCAAATCTATATGATCCTGTTCCTTTCGCAGACAGTCCTTATAATTTCTATAGTAATCTTCCATGTGGCAGTATTACTTCTGGTAAGACAGGATCTCAAGCAGAGAATGACGGAGACACTACAAATGGTGTCACTATTGATCTAGCACAGAAAATTGATCCTGCTGCTAGGTATAGAGACACATACAATTTAATTACAGAAAACAGAGATTATATTCTTGATAATGCTCTTGCTGAAATTGCTGTTTATGATGGAGCTCCATTCTTCTCCTTCCCTGGAGATCCTGCTGAGACTGCTAGATCTAGATTTAAGACAGCATATCGTTTAATCAGAAGAAACAAAGCAGATGCCCAAGACTATGCTATTGGTCAGGTCTCTGTTTTATATCCATCGTTCGTCTTCCCTGGTGGATCTGATAAGTGTAAGAGAGATATTGGATACTTCATCGATGCTGTTGCGATGGATATTTTCCTTGGTGGTAACTTATGGAGCAGTACTTTCATCAACAAATATTTCTCTGGCACCGGTCAGTGGATCACTGGTGGATTGCAAGGTGAAGAACTACAAAGCATTGCCGCATATAATGCTGCTAGAGATTATCTGCAGGATGCTGTATCTAATCAACTAACTTCTGGATATCAAGATCTTACAGTTTCTCCTGGTGAATCAATATATGGAGATGGAAATGGAGATGTTGTTAATACTGACACCACTGCTTGTGCTGACGTACAAAATGCCATTTCGTCTCTAACATCAATTGTAACTCAATGTATTAGTGATGGTAATAATGATAGTATTACTGATTCAAATAACGCAAACTATGTTGTTCCTACACAAAGAGATTTACTAACAGGTGCGAGTAAGTGTAGAAGAGATATCGGACATATTGTTGATGCCATAAGACAAGATCTTTGGTTTGGTGGTAATGCTTATTCCATCGCGATGGCGAAAACATATTTCAATCGCTTTGGTGGACCAATTAGTACTGGTCTTTCTGGAGAAGAATCACCATCTATCACAGCATTTAAGAGAGCCGCTGATGCTATTAACTTAGCAATCAACAACCAACTATACTATAAAGATTCTACAATTACGCTTGATCAAGTAGGAGATCCTCCTATTGTATCCGATATGAATGCGGATGCTTATGATCTTGTATTAGCAAATAAGAAGTTTATTGCTAAGCAAGCATATGAAACAATGAAGGAATCATATCCTTCATACACTCCTCAAGCAGATAATACTGAGCAAGACTGTTTAGATGATGTCTATAACGTCTTAGAAGAAGTTATGTATGATGTTAAGTTTGGCGGAAATGCTAAAACTTATGATTCTGCAGAGATTTACACTACCAATGTAATGCCTTACTTTGGTTTAAGTAAGAGAAGAAAGCAATTTACTCCTAGTAATGTATCTTACGATCCAGCAACAGGTTTATCTGTGTTCACTATTCCTGGTCATGATATGACACAGGGTGGATACATTAGAGTTGATACTGGAAGTGTCATCTTTACGTGTACTATGGATGGCAACCAGACACAACATGCTTCACCAAGTGCTGATGATCCTTATGCTGGTCAGTGGATGGTAATCACAGAAGCAGATGCTTCTACTATAACTGTCAATGTTGGTCCTTCTGGCGCTAATGAGAGTTTCAATCCAACCAATGCAGTATACAACTCCACGACTGGTGATATGGAAATCACCATTGGAAATCATTCCTTGAGTATTACTGAAGGTGTTATTCTTGCTGATAATTCATTCACTTTTACTTGTGATCAAGATAATAATGTAACTCAGCATACTTATCCACGTCCTGGATCTGATCCTTGGGCAGGTAAGTCTATTCCTATCACTGATGTCAGTGCCACCACAATCACCGTTAACGTTGGTAATGCTGGATCTGCTGCTGGTGTGCCGCATACCTTTGTAAGTGCTGCTGCTGGTGCTGTACAACATAATCCACAATCTGCTCATACATTTGTTTCTGCAACTAATAATTGTGTTAATTATGGTGTTGCTGCAGCAACATTCTTAGATCCTGAGCGTGATGAAGCAGCTGCTGTATTTACTGCTGCTAAAAACCTTATCGCTGATGTTCTCAGGAACATATCTATTACTGCTAAACCCAATAACTTAGAAACTCAGGTAATTGACAACAACATTGTTACTGATTGGGATACTCCTGCTTGTGTTGATGCTATTAACGCAACAACCAGCAATCTAGACACTATCATTCAAGCAATTGGAACCGATGTTGGTGTTGGAAATTTAAATGGTATTTCTAGAACTGTACCAACACAACCAAGTACAAGTAGTGTTCTACCACAACCAGGTGGATATGTAGCAGGTAATTGTTCTGATGTTGTATCTACTGTTAATACTTTAGTTGAAATTATTTGTGATACAACTGCTGCTGGTAATCTAGATAGTCTTCCTCCACTGGATCAAGGTGAGTGGGATTGTGCTAACGTTCGTGGATCTATTGAGACTCTATTTGATATCGCTGATGATGCTTTCTCTGTAACTTCACTGACAACTCTGCCTGTTATAACAAGAGGTGGATTTACTACAGATGCTGAGCAATCGAAGTGTTATCGTGATGTTTCATACATCGTTGATGCCGTTGTTAACGACCTAAGATTAGGCGGCAACATTAACTCGGTACAAGCAGGTGAAGCATACTATGTTGGCAACAACCTAACTTACATCGATGGCGAGAAGACTGAAACTCTTGATGCATGGAACTACGTTGGTCAGGTAGCAACTGCTGCCATGAGAAACTTTGATGTTTGGGTTGAGGGTTGTAGCACAACTGCTGGCAGTGCTATTGTTGATGTTAATGATACTCGCGGTATTCTAATTGGTATGCGAGTAGTTGAGTATAACAGCAATAATATTGTTAATGGACTTCTTACTCCTGGATCTCCTCCGGTTTCTTCTACAATTCAAGAGAACGCATTCGTTAAGAGAATTGTAAGTAGCACTCAAATTGAACTTGGAGTTCAAAATTCGAGATTTGATTTTGGTAATACTATCAACGCACAGCAAACTAATACTAGTGGATTAGGTTTATACTTCACATTTGAAAAAGGTCAGTGGGCAGATACTTTACCTAAGACAGTAATTGTTGGACCAGCTGGTTCTGTTCCTGCTCCTGATGTACTAGTAGATACAACTCCTGGTCTTGAGTGTTCTGGAACTGCTGATGCTATTACCACTTTGATTGGTAATATTACTACTGTTATTAACAGTGGTGTGGGATCAGTTGATAGAGAAGAGCAAACCGCTAGTGTTTCACTATTTGCGTCTAGAGCAACTGTATTTACAATCAATACTTCTGGTGTTGGTGCTTCCAATCCACATGACTTTGAAACTGGAACACCAGTTAGATTAGTCCCACGTCCACGTTTTGATGTTGCCTCTGGTAAATATGTTGATGTTGATAAGCGTCTTGTTAGACTACCTAATGGATTTGAAACTAATAGAACTTACTATGTAATTGCTCCTGGTAGAAGAACACAACCAGAAAATTATTCTACCACTACATTCTTTAATGGTAGTGATCAGACTAAACTGATGTTGGCAACTTCTAAAGAGAATGCTGCAGCAGGTATTTACATCTATGCTTCTGAGTCTGAGTCTATTGATGCTAACGTTGAAATTGATATCTATCAGTTCATCCTTGATGAGAAGTATGATCTACACACATATAAAGCTAAGTTAACTAATTCTGTTAACGCTGGTATTGAAACTGAAGTATCGCATATCTTTGACGTTCCATTCTCTTCTGTAACACCTCATGAAGTATTCATTAGAGCATTCGACGGTGAAGTACTTCCTGATGTTTCTACGACATATGCTAACGATAGTGATGTAGCAGTAGTTGACGTATCAGATTCTAACTTTGGTAAGATTAATCCTAACAAGTCATTCTTTGCTCGTTATCAGAATGATAGAGTCTTTACGATTCATAAGACTCATGCTGATGCTATTAATAATGTATTCCCAATTACATTTACAGCAGGTCAAAGTGCTGGGTTTAGAATCTTCTCTAACAAGCGCAGAAGTCCTGTAAAATATGATCCTGGATTTAGTAATGGTCTTATCACTACTGGCAAGTGGTTCGTTAATTGTAAGGATGAAGGATCATCCAGCGTTTCTCAGTCAATCAGAGATGAGAATATTTTCTGGAGAATCAAACAGCAAGATCTATCAGATCGTCCAAGATCTACAGATATGTGGTTCACTCGTCTAGAAGATGAGCGTGAAGCAAATGATAGAACATACAAACTACGTTATGTTATTCCTAAGTATCTTGAAAACGCAAGAGATCCTATTAACGGATTTGTTATCAAGACAAGAACTGATGACACACGTAAGTTAGTACCACAAAAACTTCTTTTAAAACCTGTCGCTGGTACTGTATATGGTGCTCGTTTCAGCAACCCAGTTCAACCAAATGAATTTATTGGATTTACGGATAATGATTTTGTTCTTTCTAATTTAAATTCTGATAATGCATATGATCCATATAAGAAAGATCAAACCGGACAGGGTATCGAATATCGTGCGTTTGCTAAGTTCTCCTCTGGTATTCAAGCAACTATCCAATCTGGTCGTTATGTACAAGATCGATTAGATCCAACAATCAACTATCTTGAGTTAACTGTATTTGATCATGGTGTTGATACACTTAATTTCCCTGGTCTACGAAACGAATCATTTACTACCGTTCAGATTAATGCACCTCAGGGTGGATCATTTGTAGTTAATAAAACTGCTAGTATTGTTGCTAATCAGATTGAATGGACTGGAAACTCTTCTGGTCTTGCCAACATTCATGCCTATTACACAATTGGTGGACTACATTACCTAATTCTGAAAAATATTCGCGGCGGAAAATTAGAGTACTCAGAGTACACTAATACCAGATTCACTCAGGGTAGTGTTTTTGCTGACATGCTTGATGACCAGGACTATGGCAAATCGCTACCTCTAAAAACACTAATCGCGAAAAAATATCCGGAGTATTATTACAAGCAAAACGGCGCTAACGTTTATACTATCACTCCTGGTGATCGTGTTCAAGATGACGCTGGTATTGAATATTATGTCGAAACTGTTGAAGATGCTGGAATTATTGAAGACACATTCTATGTCTTTAGTTATGAAACTCTTCAGCGTAGAATTGCTGGTCAGCAAGACGGTATCTATTACTTAAGTTGCTTACGTGGTAATATTTCACCATTCCCAACTGGTGCTGGTGTTGCTGAGAACTTTAAGAAGTTTAACTTCTCTCAACCAGTTAGCAGTTTGTATCCTCTTAACTATAAGAACGATCCTCTTTGGTTCCAGAAAGCAGGTACATCAACACAAGAACTTAATCTTGCTTCTCAGTTGCTTGATCCTCCTGCTACAATCTCTGCTGCTGACAACTATGTTCACGGTTTAGTTACAACGAATGATTTCAAAAATTCTGTAACAAAAGAACTGGTTCAGGATCTTGTATTGCAATCAGCATTTGTAAATAACACATATTCTACAGGAAATAATCAACTTAGAGCACAAACTGGTAATGCAACTTCTGGTTCTGAAGATCGTAGGATTGCGATTGTTGGTGATAGTACCGTAGTTGCTGATCAGCGTTATTATGTTGAACTTAGAAGACCTTCTATTGCTCGTGCTGGTAATCACACGTTTGAGTATCTTGGATTCGGTCCAGGAAACTACTCTACAGGTCTTCCTGCGCGTCAGGAGATCGTCTTAACACCTACTGAGGACTTCTACGCCCAAAGTAAGAAACAAGACGCTGGTATTGTCTTCTATACGGGTCTAAACTCTAACGGTGATCTTTACATTGGTAATCGTAAGATTAATGCTATTACCGGTGAAGAGACATTCTTAGAAAGAGCAGTTCTTGCAGATAGTGAGGATGACAATGAGGATATTGGTAATTTGGTTACATCATTCGATACTCCTGTAACGTTCAATCAGAACATTACAGTTGTTGGTGGTGATGGTTCACAGCAAAACGTATTCCAGTCTCCTCTGATCGTTTCGGTTCAGGACAATGACTTAACTGAAGTAAGAGATTCTTTCACAGTTCGTTCCAACGTATCTAGTATAGATCCTGTTACTTTAGATGAGCAAGATGAGACTTTAGATAGAACCAATTTCCAACCACCAAATTCTGGTGATGTTAGAATTAGTAAGAATAGAGTTGATGCTGCTGTATTTGGATTTAATTCCAGAGGAATGGGTCAGAAGTATCAAATTCAAACTCATATTACTTCTGGTGTTCCTTCTAATATCACACCAAACAACTCTGCTACAATTGCGTCTGGCGGCAGTAGATTACTCTCTTCTCAATTCGTAGATTATAGTGGTGTTGCTGCTAAACCTGGTGATATTCTCCTCAAAGGAAAGCAGATTGGAAGAACTGGTTCTCTGGGTTGGGTTTATGCAAACTACTTCGCGCAGATTCCTACTAATAATATCTTTACTATTGAGTTTGATGGTACAAATCTGATTAAACTTACCTTTAAAGATGAGTTTGGTGTAGATGTCAGCAATGCTGGTATTGGAATTACTAACGAATCACAAATTAGATTTAGAGATTATCCAGATTCTAGATTTAACTCTACTTGGACAGTCTTTAGTCCTAATGGAGATGCGTTTAATTCTACCAATAACTACGTACATTTCCAAATTTATGATAATATTAATATCGCAACTGTTTCTTGGAGAGGTGCTGGTGGTATTACTGATGTTTCTCCTGGTGTACCAGTACCAGCAGTTGACTTCTCTAATTCTAGTTGGAAAGAATATGGATTAGTTGGTGCTGAAGTATTACGTGCTAGCACAGAAACTATTGGTGATTATAAATTAGGTATTAATACTGTTGCTAGATCTGCTCATAGTGATTGTTTAGATGCATTTAGTTCCGATCAAGTTCTACCAAGAGCTAACCTAGACATTGTTGGAACAACATTTATTAGTGGTAAGACAATTAATTCTTACTTAACTGAGTCGTCTATCGTCAAGACTGAAACTAATCAGGATGATGCTTTCTTAGTTGGTGGTGATAGTGACAATCCTAGTGATAATGCTACATTTAGAGTGATGACTACCAATAATGGTAGAGTTGGTATTAACACTGCCGTCAATGATGTAGTCAACCCATATAAGAGTCTTGATAAGACATTTGTTGTCATTGGTGATGCTAGAATTCATGAGAATCTGGAGATTACTGGCGATCTTGAAGTTAACGATGGTGATATCACAACTACAAACAATGCATTCAACTTCGTCAATCAAAATGCTAATATTCTAAACTGGGCTGGTGAAGGTCAGATTCTTAATCTACTGAATAACACTAGTGCTAATCAGTCAATTAACATAGGCAATTCTTCTGGTAATTTCACCGCACTTGTTGGTGAGTCTGCTACAAATGGAACTCTTAAGATTCTTAGAAATACTCAGTCAGCAACATTAGATATTGCTACTGTTGCTAATGATGTGTCATCTACATGTAACATCACTTTGGGTGGAGCATGGGCAACACAGGCAGATACATCTTCTTCCGTTAAGATTGAAACATTCTACACTGGACTTGCTGGCAATCTTGAGATTGGTACTGGATATGGTGCTGGAACTAGCAGTTCTAGATTGTTCACACAAACAAGAGTTGTTAATCTCTTTGATGGAGATCAAACTAACACAGTTAATCTTGCTACCAACGCAACCACATTTACTTTAGGTTCTACTGGTGGAACAACCGTTGTTAGAAACACATTAAATGTTCTTGCTTCAGCAATTGTTGAAGGTAATATCAGATTGGACGGTGGTTTGAATGCTGGTATTATTGAAATTGTAAGAGGTAGATTTGGAACTACTATTGTTGGACACCAGGTTGGTGGCGTCGATAATCCAAATATTGACTTCTACAAATATCAAACTACAGGTAGATTAATTGATACCGCAGGTGTTTCTTCTTGGGGATCAAATACATTCTTAGTTTCGGGTGGTCAAATTGCTGCTATTGACAACATTGTTAATAATGGATCTACAAGTAGAACACCTGGAACTTATAACTTCCTTGAGGGCACTTCTGATGGTGCTGGTATTGGAGCAAGTTTCACAGTTCTTGTTAGATTTGATTTCACTATTGACATCACAATTGAAAGTCCTGGTGAAGGATATTCTAACGATGAAAATATCACCATTACCGACTCTCAGTTAGGCGGTGGCGGTGGTGGAGACCTTACTTTCCAAGTAAATGGAGTTAACTCTGTTGGTAATAACTACTATCTACCAATTACCACTCCTTCTATTACTGACTTCCAAGTTGGCGATTTGCTCTTAATTGATAGAGGTAATGCTTTCTCTCCTGATAGTGTTGGCAGTGGAGCAAATATCGTAACTGGATTGAGAGATGAATCTCAAAGTGAAATTGTTCGTATCACTGGTATTGCTAACGTTGCTAATCCATCTGATATTAATGGATACAGATTAATTGTTAGTAGAGGACAAGAAGGAACATCTCTTAGCACTAATCATCCTGATGGTTGTACTATTGCTAAACTTGATAAGCAGGCAAATGCTTCCTATATTACTGGTTCTGATCTTAATAATGATGATCAACTAGACGAACCATTATCTGGTATTGGAAGTGGATCTGGTAATGTAAGAATTGGTATTGCTGAATTTGGTGGTACTTTAACTACTGCTGATCTTATCAGATTGTCGCAATCAGAATTTGTTGCTATTGAAAGTTTAGTTTCAACCTCTCCACAATCTCTAATTGTTAATGATGGTGGAGATCCTGCGGTTGACGTATTCAGAGTAGAATCTACAACTGGAGATACTATTATTTTAGGTGATGTTGGAGTTGGTGTTGGATTTAATAAGTTTACTATCGATAGTGTTACTGGAAACACTACTGTTGCTGGAACTCTAACTACAGAAAATACTCTTACTATTAATGGTTCTACAATTCTAAATCAGCAGTTCTTCACCATTACTGATGGTGGTGCTGGTGGTGTTCCTGCTAGAACAACTTTACAAGTTGATACTGCAACTGGCGATCTAACGATCAACGGTGGTGATATGAACTTCTTTGGAACTGATGGCACTACTCCACGCTTGACATTTGATAACTCTTCTGGAGACTTCACTGTATATGGTTCGTTCTCTGCTTTAGGAACAGGAGTATCTACATTTGGTGGATCACTTGATATTGATGGTGGAATTAACCTTGAGTTCCAGGAAGGGGTTGGAAGAGGAGCAATTGATTCTAAGTTTGAAATTACAAACACAGATGGCAATAGCATCTTCCAAGTTTCTGATAATGGATCATTGAAAGTTGCCCAAATTGAAAATTATATTACTAGCACTGGTGGTCGAAAGTGGTTATATTCTGCTGATACCACGGTAGATGTAGCAGCTAATGTAAATTACTTTATTAACTGTAATGGAAATACATTAGTCAGACTACCAGGCAATGCTCAAATGGGCGATATGATTCGCATTATAGATATAAGTGGTAGTCTCACATATAACCAAACGATGGTCATTAGAGCACCCGATAACGTAGAAGTTCAAGGTGAAATAACAAATACCGGAATATCGGTATTGTCTGGTGTGGCACCTTCCAACTTTGCTGGTTATAATGGTGGTGAACTAGTTGTACAAACACCAAATGCTTCGTTCGGATTAGTTTATGCTGCAACATCTGCGCCTGGTGGTCAACCTGGTGTGCCTTCATCCCTTGCGGGTTGGTACTTAATGGACGTATAAGAAAATGCCTTTTTATCAAGAAACAAGAACCATGAAAGGTGCCGTTATTGGCACCATCATGCCATGGTCTGGACCTGTCAGTAACATACCAAAAGGTTGGATTATCTGTGATGGTACTCAACCACCAGCAAATGAGTATCCTCTACTTGTGCAAGCAATTGGGGATACTTATAATTCTGGAACTACTAATTTAGGAGGAGGATTTCCGGCATATACTGGCAATTTTACATTACCTAATTTGGTTGGTGGTAAAATGTTGATGGACATTGAACAATCTTATTTTGGAGTATTAACTTCTGACAGAGATAGTGATCCTGATGCTGGCAATTTAATTTCTCCATATATTGGACAAAATACTGATAACGGAGTGAATGCTGCTTGGAATAATGTATATACTGATGTAGTTTTTACATTAAATGAGAGAACTGGATATTCTGGAAACGTTAGGGGTAATAGTATTATAGATGGTGAAGGTGAAAAATCTATATTTATTGGTGGCAGAAAATTAGGACATACTCATGTTAGAGCACATGGTCATAGTGGAATTTATGAAACTATAGCTGGAGGTTTAGGTAGTTCTGGAACAGCGACAAATCGAAGACCTGGATTGGGTGTTATACCATATGATAATATAACGGGAACATTTAATTATGCTGCTATCGATGAAGCACCATCTTTCTTTGGTAGTAGATTTGATGATGGTGTTGTTGACTCTGTTCGTCTTGGATTTGAAGGATTTAAAAAAGATAATGTTGATTTAGTTTCTATATCTGATGGGTTTTCTTGGGGATCTGTTTCAGGTTTTAGTGGATTTGGCAGTGGAGACCCAGGAAGAACTGTTATGAGATGTAGTAGTGAAAATCCACCTATTAACTTATCACCGCAAAGACTTACTTTTACTTCTCTTGCCCAAGCTGTAAATTTTGATTATCCTGTTTTAGGAGGCAGTGGAGCTAATGTAGTTCCCTTTGCTTCTGGTGGTGGTAATACTAATATTCCTTCAGGATTTACTAATTATTATGAAGATGTACCGGCTGCTGGAAACTATGGAACATTATTAAGTAATCCTGGATCTAGTTTTATTACCGATACTGGTGGTGGCGCACAATCAAATGTTGATGCTCATGATCATGAACCAATTACAGTTGTATTCGATCAAAATAGTTTAAAACCGCAATCTACATTGGTTGCTGATGTTAATATTCCTGCTACTACCAATCTAGATAATGCTTCAAATGTTGCAGCACTACAGATTAGTATGAACACTAGTCAACCGTCTATGACATGTATATACATCATCAGAGCATACTAAAATGGCAAATTACACATACGAAAGATCAAAATATGGAGGATGTGTTGGCAGCATATTAGTACATACTACTCCCGCAATTTCTTCATCTAACGACCCCACCACTGCTCAATTTAAAGACAATATTCCGGCAGGGTATTTGAAGTGTGATGGATCTGTCTTATTGGCAAAAGATTTTCTGGCATTATCTAGAGTCGTTGGTGTTGGAGATCAGTGTAGATTTAAAAGAGAAATTTCACAGGTTAGAAACGCTGATCCTAGTATTAATGATTTGGGGCAGTTTCAGTTGCCTGATTTGGGATCTAAGGTAATTATTGGTGGTAGAGGAACTGGAGCATATAATAATGATTTTGTGGATAGAGAAGATTTAAATGCTGCTACAACAAATAGAGTTGGACCACAAATTGAAGTTATTAGTAATTTTGGTAGTCAAATTAGTTCAAATTATATAGGATCTGCTCGTATTACCGCTAGTGGAACACTTAACATGCTAGGCAATCCTAGATATAGATTAGACCGAAATACTTCTGAAACTGAATTAAATATTGAAAATTTTCAGGGGCATCTTCATAGGGCAAATCAAACATATCTAAACTATAGTACTAGTCATCAAGTAGGCGGAGAAGGTGGTAAAGATAATGCTCTAAGATTAGGAAATAGCGGTGCTGGCAATCAAACTGATTTTACTTTTGAGTCTGGTAGAGAATCTATTCATGACCATAGAGTTGAAAAACCAATAGCATATACTAGTAATTTTACTTATTCATATCCACAAAAAGATATTGATATGTCAGGAGTACTTGCTACAGTTGATGTTGATGTCAGTAATGACGAAAAATTAGATCAGTTAGTCACACCTTTTATTCTTGTAGAATACATCATTAAGTTTTAAAAATGACCCAAGATTCTAGTTTCACAAGTAGATCTCCTAATACTGCGGGTTATACTAACCAATTTTATGAACCAAATTGGTCAAGTTTCATGAACAATTATAATATTGGGGGCAGGGATGCTAGTGGTACTCCTGGAACCAATAGAACATTTTCTTGGACTATTACTTTTTCAAATTATGGCAGACAACGATTCTATGCTAACGTAGATGATAGTGGAGCGATTTATATTAATGGCAACTATGAAATGGGAATGGGTGGTTTTAGGGGACAAAGTTTAGTCACTACATCAAATTATTATGGTCCAGGTACATATACTCTTAGTGCTACATCTATTAACAGTGGTGGTGGACCTTGGGGTATTGCCATAGATTGGGTTGGATTTATTCCACCCCCGCCTATTCCTGGATGTACAGACCCTCGCGCTACAAACTACAATCCAAGCGCAGATCTTGATAATGGAACTTGTACATATCCTACACCAGGTATTACTTTAAATTTTAATCCTACTGCTATTAAGAGGGGAGAAACATCTGCACTATCTTGGTCTGTCAGTAATTCTACATCTAGAACTTTAACTGGTCAAGGTAGTGTTGGAACATCTGGTAGTTTAAATTATAGTCCTAATAATACCATTAGTCGCACTCTAACCGCAAGTTATTATGGTATTACCAGTAATTCAGTCACAAAAACTTTAACTGTTTACATTCCTCCTATTTTTAACATTTCCACGAATAAGACGGAAATGATGCTTGGTGAAACAGCTAATATTTCTTGGACTGTTAGTGGTGATGGTGGCGGATTAAATTGGACTCCTACCTTAACGTGGTTGTCTGGTGGTCTTACTAATGGAAATTTGAATAGTAATTCAAATGTATCTCCATCAGATACTACAATATACACTGGTAGAGTTTCTGGTGTTGGTGGGACAGATACAGGTAGCGTGACCGTTGTTGTTTATCAACCAGTACAATTATCGATAGATCCCCCGACCAATTTAGTATATGGCAACCAGGGAACTATTAATGTCACTACAAAATATGCTACAAACTCTATAACTATAGCACCAACATACAATTATGATTTTGTTGGATCATCTGCGGGTTCTGTGGTTAATTTACCTGTTAATGACAGTGCTGAAATTGGTGGAACTCAATCCACTACAGGGTATACTACGACAATACCTTATAATGATAGGGGACCACTGAGTGTCACATATGTAATTAGAGCAACTGGTAAATTGGGCAACTTCCAAGAACAAGTAGCTACTATTCCAATTATTATTGATGACACTCCTGAAAATTTAAACATTCCTGAGAGTGAAGATTTAATAAAAGATCAAACACCAGTTGTTTCACCAGAGGTGGAAGTTTTATCTGATTTGATTTTAATTGATGATGTTGATATTAAAGTAGAAGTTAAATCAAATTATCCTATTCAGGTTGATCGTAATCAAGATGATGACTGGACTAATATTAGACAAATTGGATCTCCCCCATATATTCAGGGAAGTTCGGTTAGTGGAAATTCTTTGCCTATTGAACCTGAAGTTTATTCTATAGAATCAAATAGTGCTCCTATCAGTATTGATGAAGAATTTAATGTAAGTTCTAATGCTGCTACTACAAATATCAGTGTCTCAAGTACTTTTACTATAGATCCTTATATCTATAGTTTATACTTTAAGATGTATGGTGCTAGTGGTGGTGGTGAAAATATTGCTGCTAATGCTGCGTTGACTACTACTGCAGGAACCAGTGGTGGAACAACTAGTTTTCTTGGAATATCTTTAAGTGGTGGTACAGGAGCAGGAATTGGAGGAAAAAATGGAGGTGGATTCGGGGGAGGATCTACATTTGGATATACATGGTCAGGTACTGGAGTTTCGATAAATTCAGCAAATGGAAGCCGTGGTAGTTTATCTACTGGAGGGTCAGGTGGAGTAGTTGCTGGTTCTGGAAAAAATGGTGGTGTCGGATCCAATGGAGTAAATACATATACTTCATCTTCATATCACGTTTTTAATAATAACGACACTCAAACCATTAATGGAGTGCCACCAAATAGTCATAATTTTAGTCAATCTGGTTCAACTTCTGATATTACACTGAGTTATGCAAATCCAGGTGCTCCAGATGGATTAACTGGATACTTGCCAACAAACGGAAAATATTATAATTTGAGATTTACTAATCCTTACGCAAATAATTCTTGGACTTTTTCTGTTAGTGGTGTTTGTAATCAAGCTGCCGGTGGTGGTACTGGCGGACAACCTTATTCTTATCAGGGTTATCGTTATAAAAATTCTAGTGGAATAAGTCTTTGGTTTCAAACTAGTAATGGCAATAATGGTTATATTCGTTGTTTTACTATTACAACTACTGGTGTTAAACCAGGTGCTGTAGGCAGGGGTGGCGGTGGTGCTGCTGCCGTCGAAGGTACTATACCTAGGCAAGCACTAGTATCATCAGGAACTTATGCTCCAGGATCGGCAGTTCCTGTGGCTATTGGTAGCGCAGGATCTAGAGGTGGAACAACTGGTGGGTGTGCTAATGGATTACAAGGATATCTTACAATAATTCAAACAATTTACCCCCAGGTATACCTTTCTAGTAATAAACTTATACTTAAACCAACGGATCCAACTGCCACATTAACTTGGACTGGTGCTGGAGATATTAATGCTATTAGATGGCCATTTAATGGAGATATTGATAATAGTAATGTAAATAGCACATCTTTTGTTAGTCCTACAGTTACAACAACATATACAGCTGAGGGATATAATACTTCAAATACAGATTTAGTTTCATATAATCCAGAAGCTTCATTGACTATCGTTGTATATGCACTACCAAACATTCAAAAATTTGATATTCCAGATACCATAGACTATGGACAAACTTCATTTAATGTTTTGTATGAGGTAGAATACGCAAATACGGAAATAAAATTAGAATTTTTTAATGGTGGATATACTGCTGGTCCTAATGTTGGACCACCTTTTCTAGAAAAAACTGTTATATTAACACCATCTGGTTCAGCTGAAAATTTATCTGCTGAAAGAACATCAGAAGGAACTGATTCTTATTCTCCTCAATGGGATAACTTTGGTCCAAGAAATATACTTGTTAAGTTGAGTTGTTCAGGTGATGGTGGAAATATTTCACAGACAAAAACAATTACTGTTAATATTGACGAAACACCAGACAACTTGCTTATTCCCGAAACTGATAAAGCATTTAAATCTCAGATACCAGTTTATACACCAGAGTCTGTAGAAGTTATATCTGAAGCAATTTTGATTGATGATATCGATATATCAGTGGAAATAAAAGCAAATTATCCCATTCAAGTTGGTATAAACAATACCACTGGTGTATGGGAAAATCTTAGACCAATTGGTAGTGGACCTCCAACACCTGGCGGTAGTTCGGTTAGTAGTAATTCTATGCCTACTGAATCTGGTGTGTATCTTATAAAACCAAATAGTGATCCTGTAAGTATTGATGAAGAATTTAATGTTAAATCTAGTAATATTACGGCAGTAGATTTTGCAAAATTAGTTACTTGTGTATCTGTTATTGATGAAACAAATAACAGTTATTATAATAATCAATCAGCTTTGAATAATGTGTGGGCAGGTAGTGCTATTATTGGTGGTGCGACAAATAATCGTAGAGGATTTAGAACAGCATTCCCATACAGAACTTTCTATATCTTAGATCCACAAGCATCAGGGCAAAGTGGTATTGATGTGCCTACAGCATATCCAGCAGATCCTAACGCAATTGGACCAATTCGTGTTAATCGCGATGAAGGAAATGCTGGTAATAGATCTGATTGGTTTGCGATTTGTAATTTTGGTTCTTTGCCATATGGAACAATTGTTTCTATCTGGATTGATATTTCCGGTTCGATGAGACTCTCTACAGTTCAGGCATCGTATAATTATTTCTTGACACGTTGTGCTGCTGCTGGTATTGAAATTGTACTGAGTCTTAGTGCTGCTGGCGAAAGGTATATTGAAGGACATATTCAATATCTACCTCCTAGTGCTAATTTTACTGTAAATAATACAAATATTATTACAATTATTCAGGGGCAGTCCGCTAATTTAGAGTGGATTGTGTTTGGTGATCTTACTACTCTTAATATTACTCCCGGAGTTTTATCAAACGCTACTACTTTCAGTAATTTTGTCAGTAGTACAAATGTAACTCCACAATCAACTACCACATATCTTTTAACGGCAACCGGTCCTGCGGGAAGTACAACACGACAAGTTACAGTTAATGTTTTAATTCCACCAATACTTGAGATAAGTGCTAATAAAACCACTATTATTGTTGGATCATGTGCCAATATTAATTGGAATTATACTGGAGATGCTGATAGTATTACGTGGACTACTGGAACTATAACTAATGCAAATATAACCAGTACAGAAACAGTATGTCCAACAGATACTACAACATATTGTGCTTTTTTAGATGGACCTGCTGGACAATCACCTGTAACATGTATTACAATTTATGTAAAACAAATTCCAACAGCATCTTTGACAGTTCCAAATGAAATAGATTATGGAAATAATTTTAACATTCAATATAATACTCAATATGCTAACACTAGTATAAGTATTACCCCAACGTATACATATTTGGATGGTACAATAACAACAGGAACTTCTATTAATAGGACACCTGCTACTGGTGCTGAATTGGGAAATCCCGATTCACAAACTAAAGCAGATGGAACTGTTCCGATAACCGTTCCTTGGAATAATTTTGGTCCTTCTCAAATTAGTTTTTCTATTGATGTTGTTGGCGAAGGTGGAACTGCTAATGATATTAAAACTACTGCAGTAAATATTGATCAAACACCAGATAATTTATCTATTCCTGAGACAGACGATTTATTTAAATCTCAAGAACCAGTCTTCAGTCCAGAAGGAGATATTTTGTCTGAGTTGATTTTGATTGATGATATTGATGTTGATATTGAAATTAAAGCAAATTATCCCATTCAAGTTGACAAAAATCAAGAGAATGATTATAAAGATGTTCGTCAACTATAACATCATAGATAAATACTAACACTGGGATACAATGTAAGAGGAATGACATTTTCATTTGCACCAAATGATGAACCACTTTACGTGTCCGAAGGCGATTACGTTCAGTTTAAATTTAAGGCACCTTCTTCTTGGGATACAACTCAAACAGTTACTCTTCTGATTGGTGATTTACTTCAATATTGGTTGATTACTACGATCAAGGAGGATTTTACTCCTGATCCATATCCCATGCAGGGATTTGAGGATGCCGACATTGATACTTTGTATACATTCGCTGATGGTAGTAGACCTGGAGAATCAATTGTTGTTGTTAGTGGATTAACACCAACTACACAGGCAGCTGTAGGTATTTCATCTAATGTTCCTATTCCTGGAGGATCTCCTGTTACTGATTATGTTGCGATGCGTATTGATTACGATGGCAATGGGACTTGGGATACTGGTTGGATTGATAATACTACTGCAGTAACAGTTGAGAATGGTGCAAGGATACAGGTAAGAGGAAGAACTTCTACTTTTTACACTCAAATTATGAGGGTTGTTCTTGAAATTGGAACAGCAACTGAAGTATGGGAAGTGCAAAATGAAGCTGTTCCAGGTAATTTTGCTGTACCATTTCCAAATTTTACTGATTTGGATCCGGTAGAACCAGACACAATGATCTATAGTGAGGTTTTGACGGTACAGGGGTTAAATGAAGATGCTCCTATTAGTGTTAGTGGCACAGGTGAATATGCTTTATCCGTATCTGGTAATACTAGCACTAATGTTAATGGATTTGATGTATTACTTGGTGCCTCTTGGTCCACTAGTGGAACTGTATCTAATGGAGATTACCTACAATTAAGAATTCCAAGTTCTACTGCTAACTTGACACCTGTATTTACAGATTTGTCAATTGCTGATACTGCAAACGGATCGTCATGGACAGTCACTACTGGTGTTGCTGATGATGATACACCAGGCAATTTTTCATTCCAAGATAAAACTGGTCAGTTAACTAGTACATTGATTGGATCAGATCAGCAACCGTCTGCTGGTATCACTGGATTAACAGCTGGTTTATCTGTACCAGTTGAAGTAGTTTCTACAGATTCTAGTTTAGTTCGTGTGAGAGTTAATAGTGGATCTATTGGAGTATTCCCAACATCCGTGCAAAATGGTGATAAGTTAACAATTTATCTACAATCTAGTGCTTCATTTAATACTCCTAACACTTTACAAATTAAGGTGGGAGAACGTACTATATCTACATGGACGGTTATAACTGGTAGTGGACCAGACAGTGATGCAATATTTACTCCCCCGCTTGATTTAACCAATCAAGTTCCAAACACATATGTGACTAGTTCTCAAGTCACAGTAAGTGGTATTAATATACCGATTACTATCAATGCTACAAATGGATCTTTAATTTCTATTGATTCTGATATTCCTGTTGCTGGTCCCAGAACTTTTGATCCTAATGTAAATACATCATTCGCTATAACATCATTAGTACCAACAAACCTTAATACATCGCAACCTACTGTAGTTACAGTGGGAACAGGTTCTTTAAACAATCCTTTTACTTGGACAGTGACAAGTTATGCCTCAGCACCTTTACCACCAGATAATTTAGGTGTTTGGTATAGTAAGAAAGTAGAAAAATTTGATGGTTATCCTATTGGCACTGTATTACCTATCCTTAAAGAAAATTCTATCGTTGAATATGGAGATCTGGATGGAGATTTGAATTCTAGATATCCAGGATTCATTAAATGTGAAGGGCAGAGTTTAAGTACCACTCAATATTTTATTTTATTTGATATAATTGGATATACTTATGGTGGATCTGGATCCAGTTTTAATATTCCTGACTATAGAAATAGAAGATTATGTGGAACTGGTCAAGTTGATGCTAGTAGAGGCAATTCTGCTGCATTACCAATTGATAGTGGTGGATCTATTCTTAACGTTGGTGCTGAAGGTGGATATTGGTACTTTGATAAAGTAGACGTTTTAGGTACACAACCACTAGAACAAATTCAGGGAACTGGAACTAGTGGAGTAAACAGTGAATTTTTTACTCTAGGTACAGTGAGAATATCTGGTCTTGAAACAGTTACTGATGATGTTTTATTTTCTATTACCGGTCAAGTTAGTGGTATAATTGGTCCATTAGAAAATGTTGTAGTAAATGTTCCTTTACATGATCATGCATATGTTGGTGCTATTCCTGATAGTGATGGAGGAGATCCATTAATTAAATGGGGTCCTCCTGCTGGTAGGGGTATGTTTGGTGGTCAAACTGGGAAAAATAGTTATAGAAATCAAGTTGGTAGTTCTGATGATATTGCTGGTAAATGGGCAGATTTCATTGGTAGTCTTGGAATTTTTGAAAATGAAATGAAATTGTATTACGGCAATGGTTTCAATTTGAAAGACTGGGCAGCTGCTAATTTACCAACTAATTGGGAAGTTAATGTGGATGTTCCAAGTGGAGCCACTGGTCAATCTGATTTTGGTGATGAAAATGATGACGCTCAAGCAACAGTTGACTTTATGACTTGGTGGATATCTCCTGTTAGTGGTTTATCTGGGGCATCTTTACAATCTACTGGTGGCGGAGAACCAAACCCAGTAGCTGCTGTTGTTGATACTGAGACAACTAGATTTACAATTGAGCAATATATTCCCACCAGTGGATTTACAAATGCACATTCTCACTTCCTCACACAAGATGTTGTTCAGAATGCTCAGGTTGATTTTAGTTCCGGTAATAGTGGTGGTGCTGGCACCATTACAAGTGGACTAGGAAATGGTGTGACTCAACTTAATCTGGTATTTACACAAGCAGATATTTTTATGGACATGACAGATGCGACATTTAAATGGAATAGTAGTTTTGCCAAACCAACTCCTAGTGTCTCAATGACACCACAGATTCAAGTTCCAATTCTCAACCCATTCCACAAGACTAAATATATCATTAAAGCATATTAGAATGAAATTACCTGATTATAGACCGCATGAATTAATGCTTGACCCTAAAATAACTAAAGTTGAATTTGATGATTTTATTGGTGTTTGGCCAAACTTTATGCCCCGTCCAGTGTGTGATGAACTACGTGAGTTCACTGACAATACTATTGAGCAAGCATGTGTCATTAATCCTAGTCTAGATTTATCTCAAGTAGATAGTGCTGATCGTGTTTATAAATCAGCTGATATATATGGCGGTGAAATGAATCGCAAAGACATGGCATTTATATTAAATTATGCTAATAGAGATTTGGTGCTTAAGATTAATTCGATATTAAGATCTTGTGTATTACACTACATCTCACAATATCAATCACTAACTAAAACTAGTTTAATTTCTTCTGACATTAAAATACAAAAAACACCTCCTGGCGGTGGATATCATCTTTGGCATTATGAAAACTCTGATGAAGCACATGCTATGCGAGAAATAGTATGGATGATATATCTAAATGATATGCCAGAGGGTGAAGCAGAAACAGAATTTATGTATCAAAGAAGAAGAATTAGACCAACAGCAGGCACAGTAGTTATTTGGCCTGCAGGATATACACATACACATAAAGGTAATACTGTCTTGACTGAAGATAAATATATTTTGACAGGATGGTACATTAAACGTAATTAACGACCCATGGAACAAAAAATAGCTCTTATTCAAGTTGATTTCGCAAACGATACCATACTAGAAGGTGGAAATTCTGATTCGGGATTTACTTTGCTGCCTACCGAGTATAATGGTAAGCGATTTAAGATGGATGCTGAAATTAAGGAAAAATTCTTAAACACATCAGTTGATGAATTTTGGCATAGTGATAAAGATTTACTTGAGTTCTTTCAATATTTTAGTGATGGAACATATTTCTGCCAAAGAAAAAGAGTAAAGTATGATTTTGCTACTGAAAGCAATTACTTGAAAACATATTCCTTTACCGGTGCTACAGGTGAACAGGCAAAAGAATTATATGAATTAGTTAAAACATTCTTTGCAGTTGTAGTTGAGGTTAAAAACCTCAAAGTTGATACTTTAGTTGCTGGTGTTGATAAAGAAGTTGCTTTCTATGAGCAGCGTATGTATAAACTAAAAAGGCAGAAGCGCGAGATGCTAACTCTGTCTGATTGGAGAATTCTTCCTGATATTGAAGATACTTACGAAGGCGAAAAAGAAGAATGGATTAAATGGAGAAAGTGGGTTAGAGAAAATTCTACACCTGCTCCAACAAATGCAGAATTTAATAACTCTGGATTGGAATATTTTAAGTATACATACAATCTTAAATTTCCAATTGATCCAGCAAAATATAGGAAACTATATGTAGATGGAAAGTTGGACGATGGCGTAACAGATGCTCCTGCGTTTATGGACGCTGATGATGCTAATCAATGGGTTAAGCATGACTCTCAGGCATCAACTGATTTCTTTAAGAACAGAGAGGTCAACATGTTTAATCTGGCACAAAGAGGAATTGCTCCCACTAAGAAAGTGACACAGAAAATTTTAGATATGATGAAGGAATTGAAAATTAATGAGGATGTTGAAGTAGATTGGGATAGATTCTTTATTGATGAAAATGAACTATGATATGTGAGATTGATTTACTAAATGATGAACAGTTATCACATATCACACAATACTTTAAATATCTAACATTTGAAGATGGTAAGAAAAGTAATCTAGATGCTAATAAGGTCTGTCAAACTGTGTTTGATGGACCTGGTAATTTAGATTTGAATATGTATTGTCGTGATATAATAGCAAACAAATTGCCATTCACTGCGTCAATAATATCACAGATATATTTTGTCAAGTATGATGTTGGTGGTATGTATGAGAATCATTATGATGCTAATCCATGTGGTGGTGTGAGACCAGATTATAGTATGACTTGTTTTCTTAATGATGATTATGATGGAGGAGAGTTGGTGATAGAGAATGAACGTAGTATTAAATTATCAAAAGGTAAAGCAGTAATATATCCCGGCAATTTACTTCACAGAGTAAATGAGGTAAAATGTGGTAGAAGAGATGTATTCATATGTTGGATTGAAACATGAATGATATTATACAGTATAACAAATTCTTTTCTTTTAATGTAGTAGAGAGAATCACATCTAAAATAAATGAACCACGGTGGAGACATGGACATGGATCACATGTAGATGAGAATAATAATTCTCTTGGTATACCATTTTGGCGTATGGATCTTTTAGATGACACATACTTTTCTGATTATCTTCTAAATATCATTAGGGAAAAAACCCAACAAGATTATGATTTGTATGATGTGTATGCTAATGGGCATACATTTGGTACTCAAGGAGAATTCCATGTTGATTGGTATGAACCAAACGGGAGAACCCTATTATATTATGCAAATTCTAACTGGAGACCAGATTGGGGCGGGAAGACTATATTTCTTCTTGACAAAGAAGAATTACATTATCAAAATCCTATACCAAACTCTGCTGTTCTTTTCCCTGGTAATATACTACACATGGCAGAGGGAACATCTAGATTATTTTCTGGATTGAGAGTAACTATTGCTTGGAAACTAATACTAAAATGAACACATCTTACGACACATTTTATCTTGATAATTTTATTGAGCGATATGCTGCCTTAAAGGGTAAAGCTATTTTGTATCTAAGATCAACAGGATGGAATAATAGTTCTGATGTTGATGCAATCAATGCATCAATGCAACTTTATAAAGACATTCTTCCACTTGATATATGGACTTGTTTAAATCAATCAGAACATGTTTTTGTTGAAGTTGATGATATTACTGACACGTTGAACTTTTTGGAGTCAAATTTACCAGAGAGTCAGGCATCAACATCTACTCCAGAGAATTATATTTTTTATTCTCTTGCTAATTCTAGCGGTCAAATCATAGCAACTAACGAATAATGTTTTCCGAAGACTTCGATATTGTAGAAAAATATAATGTAAACACACAGGAACATGTCTCAACAATTGAGATGATGCCTAGAAGGTTTACATCATTGGTTGACTCTAATTATTTGCCAGCACTAAGTTCTGCTGTAATTGATAAATGCAACAAACTATTTAATTATACGCAAAAACATACAACTGATCCAAATTATTATTTCGACAAATATTTGCATGTAGAACATAAAGACGGTGAGATTATATCATTTTATTGTAAGAATGCTATTCGTTTCAATACTATCAGTCATCCTAGTGTCTGGGATACTTTCATTAAAGAAACTGACAATGAAAGTATTAGAGAATGTAGAACTGAAATTGATAGTATTACTAGTGATCTAGATCATTACGAAGCAGCAGTTATGGGCATTTCGTATAATACCAATGGAGTTGCTACACAACTCTCTGTATATGATAAAACGTATGAACTCAATGTAAGCAACAGTGAGATTTTAAGTAAACTCAATACTTTAACTCAGACTCGATACGATATGGTTAAGGGTGTAGTTTCTATATTGCCAGATAATACAGACATCAAATATCAATTAGCATTTCATTATCCAGAAATATTTAATAATGATAATGAATTATTTTTGAACAAGACTCTTAAGAATACAAATATTGTTGATGCTATTCTTGACATGCTCTCTCGTGAGGGTGGACTGGAACTCATCACCAGTGAGCAAAAAGACTATATCAGATCAATTTGTGTGGGTCAATCTACATTTGAATTGGAGTATATTATTGGTGTGGATGGAATGATCAAAGATTTTTATGTCCACCAACGCCGTTTGAAAGAGTTTGAGGACTTGACAGTGGGTTGACACCTATGCTATGGTAGTAAAGCGTCCATCGAACCACATGAAAGTTCCTGATCAGATAGAGTTGCAGCACATGCAACTCCAAGCAATGTTACGAGATAATAACATTCCAAAGAGTGAACTGATGTATGTTGGTAAGAGGGAGTATACTACAGACTATCCTGCTCATCCAGAGTATCATGGACAGATCATGCATTGGTACATTATCGCTGGGGAACATGAAGTTCCCGTTTGTGATATCGAATCGGTTGATCAAATTGAGTAATCATGCTACAATGTCCCCTATAACGCTTGTATTACATGGATTGGAATAGTACCACGAAACACGAGAAACGTAAAGATGCGTTCTATATCTTTTATGAGAGCGTTCTCAAACCAGACTATCAGCTACGTCAAGACGCACATGATCAGCAATGCTATCATGAGTTGTTAGAGTGGCGCAATGAAATTATTGAGTATCTTGACAAACGTCGCAACGAAGACTTTAATGACAACTGAAATTAACTGGGCACATGAGTATTCAAAACAGCGCAAAGATCGTATGCAAAATGCGATCGATGATTATCTCAACGATGATAAAGTATCAGCACGACAAACGCATGAAGAGATGCTATCTGGCATCGATGATGTGATAGAATATCATAAGAAAGCATACTGTCGTGCTATGTCTCTTAGAGACTACATGACTGGCAACACTGCTCTCAATCTAGACCACCGTATTCCCGATCGCTATTGACATGAACGAAGAAGAGTTTAAACAAACAGTTGAAAATTTGTTGACGATCCAGAGCAACAATGATCATAACTTCAATGTAATACAGAGGAGACTTGATTCTATTCAACAGCAACTAAATGATCTAAATGACCTGAAGGAGATGTTCCGTCTCCCTAAACCAGAGAATAAAAATCGTAAACTATTTGATGAGGTTGACGAGTGAAGTTTACTCGTGGTATGATGGTTCAGTATCACGCCACTAAAGGGTGGGTAGATTTTATTTGTGATAGGTATATCACTATTTGTTATATCGATCGACCTGACCCATCATGCCGTCATGGTCGTTATCAGTCAACCTTATGTGTTTTTCGAGAGTATTGGGATGAAGTATGCAGTTGTGTGGATGAAGAACAAGAAGAAGGGGCAAGCAAAGCAGCAAGCGATCTTCTATAATTTGGATGATGCTAGCATGTGGGAACAGCACATTAACAAAACAGAACACGTTAAGACTGATATTATCCCTATTTTTAGTGAGAGTTAATGTTAGACACTTTTGTTATACGCCAACTTCGGATTGACAACCTAACATTAACTAGTATGATCACTGAGTTGGATAGTATAGGAGAGTGGAAGAAAGCAACAACTGTCAATAATACTATTGGTAACAACTGGAGATCTAGTAAGGTCAAGTTTATTCATTCATCTCATTACATTGGAGAGTTATGTCTAAACAATGTAGCAGATGTTAATAAGCAAGGATATAATTATGATCTTCGTTGCTATGACAATGATGAGTTTCAGTACGCACACTATAGTATAAATGATTATTACAACTGGCATGTTGATATTCAAAAGAACTGTAGTGAAGTATTTGTTAGGAAACTTTCATTTTCCTTGGTCCTAAATGATGATTACGATGGTGGTGTGTTGGAGATAGCAATACCAAACTCCCCAGATGTTGATAATCCATATAATATATTCCAGGTTCCTAGAAAACGCGGTACATTGATAGTATTTCCAAGTCATTTACTTCATAGGGTTACACCTGTGACATATGGTATCAGGAAAAGTATTGTTGGTTGGTTCGTGGGTCCACCACTTCGCTAACTGGACTAGGGGGTTGACACAGACCCCAAACTCGTGTATATTAGGTTCATGGGAGAGGAAGCGCCCTAAAGACTCCACATTCTATAATCCCACCCATGTAGGTGGCGTCATTCCAATGACTGTAATGTTCAAATCCGATCTTTCAAAAGTTCGTATCACACGCCAATTTGAGACAAATATCGCTCTTGCTGAGGGTATTTGTCATACAGAGAATATCAGTGACTCTGATCTTAAGCAATTGATTAACTTCAAGTCGCTTGATCGTCTTGCTGAACTCCTTCGTACCAGTCGTGAGTATATCTACGAGAAGTGCAAAGCAGACTATGAGTTTGCTTTAGCAGTTGCTCATGGTACTGCTATTCTTGCCTCACGTCAAGGTTCAAAGGATGAATCTTACGTTCTTGATCAGATTAACCGTGTCTCTAGTGGTTATGGTATCTACGTACAATCTTTGAACAACCAGGATCTCCGTCCCACAAAGGATGGACGCCTGTTGAACAAAGCAGAGTTCCAAGAGTCTGGTCTTGATAAACTTGAGTGCCTCAAGTCTATCGATGGTGTGATCAACGGCAATGTCGAAGGATATATCTTTGCCAAGATTTGTTTTGGTGAAGGTGGACATCAGGACAACGTGTTTCATGAAGCAGCACACTTTGCTGATTGGGCACAACAGTATGGTGAGGAAGGCAAAGTATATGTCATCCTCATCGATACTGACCTGACTAACAAGTTTGATCGCCTCAAGTTTAACTACGACTCTGACACAGTTTGGGTCGTTGATCACGTTGAGTTTCAACAACGTCTTGGTATTAACTGAACTCTCTTATTATTTTTTACAATGACAGTCTGGCAACCTGAATTCATCCGATCAAAAATGTCATGGTTGGAGTACATGAAAATCTTAGATCACCCTGGTCAAAGACATACAGAGAAACGAGTAGAAGAAAAAAAATATCATAAGAAGATGCAGGTTCGGACTCCTGATCATATTGAGATTCCTGTTTGTGAGTGTGCATGTGATATTCCTCACCCCACTATTGCTAACCTAGTATTCAAGAAAGGCACGGAAGTTCTTGCTGATGCTCATACTCGTCGTTTGTGGTGGCAAAAATATCCTACCCCCACAAATCCTAAACCTGAAGTATTGAATAAGAAAACCATTATGGTTAGTTCTTATGAAGAGATGCTTAAAGTTTTTAACTGGTTTAACAGTCCAGATGATGTTAAGAAAGCAAATGATCGTATCTTTGGTGCTGCTCGTGCCATGCTTTTGCCTCGCGGTTTAAGTTTATTTGCACCTCAGTTGTTGATGGTTCAACCATGGGAATATGCTGCTGCTGGTATCAATCCAACTGTTTGGACTCGCGGAGCACAATCAACACTTTCTGAAGCATGTAAAATTGTAGAGGAAGTTTATCCTGCTGCAATGTGGTTTCAAGATGAAGTTCTTGATAATCTTGGTACTAATGTCAACATTTCTAGTCCTATTTTGGCATGTGTGTTGATGTCTTGGTTCAAGCATCGTGATAATGAAAAATCACTCGAACGACTTCGTGATTGGACCGTAAATGTATCTAAGGATGCAATCAATAAGAGTCAATCACCATATGAATGTGATACCATTTTTCTTGAACATTGGCACACAAAGGGTAAGAGAGATAAGTCTCAATACATTGGTTCTGGTATTCTTAACCGTGGGGAAGAGTCTACCAGGATGCAAGGTTTTATCTTGCTCATGATTGACAAGTATGTGTCAGACGTTAGGCACAAAAATGTACCTAATACCTGGAGTGCATATTACTCGACATGGCAAAAAGAATATGCTATGATGAATAGCAACCAATCCGTTATTGAACTGCTGAATAATATTGAATGAGTAAGCAACTTCTGGGTCAGTATTATACAACGACTGACCCATTTAACAACTCTGGTGCATTTCGCTCCTGGTATCAGATGGTTCCCAAGACTACAATCTTGGAACCATTTGCAGGTGCGGGGCACCTTTTTTCGTATGTAAATGCAGAGTGGCATGGATATGATATTGAACCCAATCACCCTGATGTAGAGTATAGAAATACATTTGAACAGTTTCCTACTGGGTACAGAGTGTGTATCACTAACCCACCATACCTTGCGAAGACAGTAGTATCGCGTAAGAAACTACCAGTGCAACTAATACATGAGGACATGTACCTTGATGCACTACAACTAATGCTGGATAACTGTGAGTATGTCGCTGCAATCGTACCCAGTACATTCTGGAACCAAAGATTATTCAAGGATAGATTGTATGCATGGGATAAGTTTGACATGCAACTATTCACAGACACTGATGCACCCGCAGGTGTTGCATATTTTGTTCCGCATAGAGTAGAACACACGCGCACATTTGTCAATGGTGAGGAGATTATGCTCACATCTGACAACACACCAACAAAAACTGATTTTCATGTGCGCTTCAACCCACGGGACCTGGCACCCATCCTCGTCAACGGAATTGACACAAATACACAGAATAACATTCATCTCCGTATGTTACAGGACAATGATGTACCATCACTGGTGAATAGTGCTGGTGAGTGTAAGAATACTAATAGAAATCACTTCCCGATCGAGTCAACAATAGTAAAAGAGGCAGATCTACCTGCAATCAATGCCCTGATAGACCAGTGGAGAGATGAGACTATGGATTTTTTCCTTACTAGTTTCAAGTCTCCCATGGCATCAGGTAAGTACAGAAAACGGATCAGTTTCATGGAAGTCAGGTGGTTGCTTAATCGGTTCTATGCTGATAGACTATCAGAGACCCCTCCACGATCGCCCACAAGCGTCTTGAACCACTTATGACTGACCGGACTATAGATGTGCCTCTAACGACCTCTCAGATCCTATTCTTGATGGATATGATGATGGGATGCAATCTAGGCACCACCAAAATCCATGCTATGCAGAACAACGTCGATGATGGTGCCACATACGACCAGTTAGCGAACTGTCTACAAAACGCGCACAGCACCCCATAACCATGTATATTAAGAGAGTCAAAGGAACACACCCCATGCAACTCACAAACAACGTCTGTACAGTTGACTTCTTCCCTGAAGCATTCATCGCTGACGAGGGCGTCAAGCGTTTCCAGAAGCGCGTCACTTGGAATGCTAACGGTCTCAAGTCCTACAGCACTGTAACTATGCTTACCGCACGTAATGAGTGGGAGACACGTATTGCTAACGGTGCTACAGTTAGTGGATACAATATGTCACAGATGCCACGCTCTGAGTACATGCCGATGGCAGTAGGTTGATCTAATGAAAATCACTCAGTATCTCTTGAGCGGCATCTTTGCCTTTGTCGCTCTCACCTGCTATCTGCTATTCTTAGCAGATCGCGACACCAAAATGATGAACTATTATGACTCAACAATCCAGCAACAAACAGTTCGTAAATGATCTCTTTGACAAACTCTTCAGTCATGTTGACACTGATATGATTGACTTGCATGATGATGATTCATGCTGCGATCACCTTGAATTTGAACAACTTGCACTTGACACTACCATCTGATTTTCCTCATCAACCACCAGAAGGTTTCGCTTATGAGATTCATGAACATAAGTCCAACGTCGTTGGCATTTGGATTAGGAATCACGCTCGGTTTAGTTACACTAATGAGCCTGTCCGATCGATCTGGGGATTCTACAACACAAAAAAGCAATGTTACATTGCCCCAATTAACCACAAACGTCCAGGTAAAACTGTAGACGTAAGCAACACTACGGCATACTCTGCTATGCCACTACTCAAATCATTCGTATCAACTGACTAATCATGTCTATTTCTGAAGTAATGCTCGACCGTTGGATTCTGGAGAACATCGATGATGCTATTCCCGCATGGGATCTAGTAGAAGACATTGACAAGGTGAATAAGAACTGGCGTCAGAGTGCTAGTGATGAACTATCACCAGAAGCATTGGATCTACTATGAATGAAACTCGATAGTAAAGCAAGAGTTGTAGGCAGCGTTGGTGTCATCACTGCCTATTTTGTTATTCTTCATGTTAATGTGATTGCTGGTGTGATGTTGAATTGTGTTGCTGATTTGATTAGCATCCCATACTTCATCAGAACAAAGTCATGGGATGTGGTGATCATGGTAGTGTTCCTATTCATGATCAGCATGTCTCGACTGACCACCTCGTGAACTGTCCACTGAACCAACACAGGGCATCCAAATGCCCTATACTATATTCATCAGCAAGGGACACACCACATGACCACCACAGTCGTCAAGCACTCCTTCTACAAGATCGAGATCGACACTGTTGACGCTCCCCAGCACCCTATCGTGTACTTCCGCAAGGAAGGCAAGTGTACCACTGCTAAGGGCATGGATCGTCAGCACAATCGCATCGTTAACGAGACTGTTGAGGCATGGCGTCCATTCTCACAGCAGATCCGTCGCTACACTGTCTCTCGTGTGCCAGCTGACGTAGTGGTCGGTGGCGAGATCCGCAAGGCATAATCTGCCCTATACTATTCACATCGACACAAACACCATGACTGCCACCTTCGCTGACTACGCTGCCACCCAGGATGCTCGCAACGACATCCAACTCAAGGTACGTGAGTATTGCCTGATGCTCTGTGAAGCACTAGAGCAAGACTTCAAGCAAGATAGCATCCGCCGTGCTAACTTCTTCAACCATACTGAACCTGAATACAAAGCAAAGCGTCTTGCTTCTATTGAGAGTGGTGAATGTCTGTATAAGTTCACCATTGAGAGTGGTCGTAAGTATCACAAGATCATCATGGAGACTGATGGTGGCAATCGTAGCGTACATTGCTTCGTGAACATCAAGACTGGTGAACTGCACAAAGCAGCATCATTCAAAGCACCAGTGAAAGAACCACGTTTTGATCTTCGTGTCATCCGTGAGCGCGAGTTTGTGCTTGAGAACTGTGATTGGTCTGGTGGTTATCTGTACAAGAATGCATACTATCAGGGTGCTTGACACTCCATCCAATACATAGTATACTAAATTCACACTGCTTCCACTCCCATGTTCTATCTCGTTGCTGCTGGTAATGCCTATGCGATGGATTCTTCTACGGATACCATGTATGGCATGACGTGTTATGATGATAACACTGTTGACATTGATGACTGCTATGACATTGCTTATGATGAAGTAGATGAGGAAGAGCAGGAATATCTTGCTCACGTAGCATATCACATGCAACAAATTGCTAAACTAACTGAAGAACACACCAAACTCAACGAGGTCTTTGTCAAATGAACATGCTAGCAGATCACATTAAAGAGTACATCCAACCGTATCCTAATCGTTACACTCGTGGTGATTATGAGATCCGTGTTCTTCCGCGTGAAGATCTAGACTATGATGGTGTTCAAAAGTATTGGCGCTTATTCAAGAAGTTTCCTAACGATTTTGCTGCTGCTGCCGCATCTCTACTCCCCAGTGATGTAGAATTCATTCAATACGATCACCTCGCCAACATCCTCTTCGCTACCAAATCATGAGCAACTACAACATTACTGACGACTCCGCAACTGTTGATCGTCTCTCACAACAACGTGATGACATCTATGACTGGTGTGTGGAGCGTTTCCGCTATCACATGGCAAACGATAACATCGATGAAGCATTAGCACTTGCTGATGAGTTCTTTGAATGGATGGACCCTGATAACATGGAGAAAGAAGAGACAGCATTCTATAATGAGGATGAACTCTTGAACCTGTATCTCTCACTCCCTGAAACTAATGGATGATCCTATTTCAGATGAGATGCGTAGTCTTATCGTACAATACATGATAGCATGTAATGAACAACGTTATGCTGACTCTGAACAACTACTCGAACAAATCAAAGCACAAGGTGAACAAAATGAAACTACGTAATGTACTGTTAGCAGCAGCATTAACTCTCGCTACACCAGCATTTGCTGATGATAGTAAGATCACCCAAGGATACAATACCATGGATTCTCTTGGTTGTATGCTACTAGGTGAGTGTACTGATGGTGTCGAAAAAGTATACTCAATGCTTGATATCTCATCTAAGTATCCTAACACTGCAGAATTCACCAGTGTGACAGGTGAGTTTCATAATATGTTGCACTCACTCAATCAAGTCGGAGTGAATGTATTCCTTGCTGATTCAAAGTATTTCCCATCAGGTCATCGTGGTGTTTATCACACTGTGAGCAACAACTTCTTCCTGAATAAGGATTACATGGGTAAACCAGGTACTCTTATGATGGTAATGCGTCATGAAGGATGGCACGCTGCACAAGATTGTATGGCAGGTACTATTGATAACTCACTCATTGCTATTATTATGCCAGAGGATGAAGTTCCTATGATCTGGCGTGTATTAGCAGAGCGTACATATCCTAAGTCAGCATTACCATGGGAAGCAGAAGCAGGTTGGGCAGGTCGTACTGAAAACATGACAATGAATGCCTTAGCAGCATGTGCTGGTGGTAATATGTGGGAAGTATATGAACCAACTCCTTTGACACGTAAATACCTAGAACAGAACGGTTACATTGAATGAGACATCGATATGTTGTGACAATTGAATACCTTGATGGCGGTTGCACTACTCATACTATTAATTCAACCGCCAGTGAATGGTTCATTATTCAATCAATAAAACAACATGATCGACGAATTCGTTGGTATACTATCATAGATCAAAATGACTAAATTTATTACTACTATCCAACAATTTGATGACTCGGAAGAACAATTCATCGAACTCCCAGAAGAACTCTGTCAAGAACTCGGGTGGAAAGAAGGTACAGAAATCGTCTGGCAAATCAAAGACGATGCAATCACTATCTCAGAATACAAAGAACCTAACAACTGGTACGAAGCGAAAGAAGAAGCAATCAGACAATACACTGATAGTATTAAACTCTCGCAAACTTGATCTATTCCCACACCTAAATTCATTCCCTATCTTCCTACATGATCTAACTGATAACAAACGTTGTTGGTTTACTTGTACACATCACGCACAAAAGTACATTGACAGATACAAACCCAAATACAAATGCTACCAATACACTGGCAAAGTATCAGTTTAATGGTCTAGAACGTCATCCTGCTAACATACTACGTCTCATCTCTGAACTCGAAGGATCATACCAATTATGTAAATGGATGGGGTTTGAACAAGATATGCATACTCTTGATCAAATGAAGAAACCCTACTACAAACTATACTTCAAAACAAAGAAAGAGTATGACACCAACAACAACTAACAATACCTGGTTTACATCAACATCAGATAAACCTTACGATAGACATTACTACACTATCAACAACAAAAGATTTGATGATTATGAACAACTGAGACAGTATTGGTGGAATACTCCTATCACTAACCAAACAGTTATAATTCATGACTATAAGACTAAGAAGCGCACCAGTGATAGCAAGGGTTTTTAATGATACTATTGGATACTACCCAACTCTTAATTAATCATTAAAAAAATATAGGTAAGGTGCGCTGGAGATGTTGGCTTAGCAGACTACCACTCGAAAGTCAACAAAGCATGTGACAGACCTCCAAGTGGCACACAGACCCCTCAGAAACCCTCAAAAGCACGTTATAATAGATTCATGGATTCAGAGGTTTTCTCAAAATCTTAAAAAGTCAAAAAAACGACTTTTTTAAAAACTTAAGAAACTGAGAAAGTTCGTTTTTTAAGTTTTTTTCTTTTTTTCCTTTCTTAAATCGCATTATTTAACTCCAAATGACTAAGATGTACGACAATTTGATCAGTACAGCAATTAATTCTATTAATATCACTGATAATAGTGTTATTATTACCTATAATAGTAATAAAGACAAAGAATATACATTTAACTGTGATAATACACAAGTATTTGAAGATACTTTGTGTAAAGAACTGATATCGATTGAATTAAAGACTGGAGGATCAGTTGGTAAGTTTCTTCACAATCAAATCAAAGAGGGTTTGATTGTTGAATCTAAATAATCTTGCATTCAATTGAGTTAACAATTCAAACAAGACAATGAGTAAAAGATCCAATCAATCTGACAATCCAAAGCAACAATTTATCGATGACTTTGAAGACTTTGGATATGATGTGAAAAACGTCAAACGTTCATCTAAAAAGAAGGTATCAAAGTTTAAACGAGAAATCAATGAGTATGAGGACACTTATTGAACTGGCATACTAGTCCTTGATTTTCCATCCCGATCGTGTATTGTATACATGTTCGGGATTTTTTCATGGTTTTCATCTATTCAAAGGCAAACGAGTTAGTGTACACATTGGATGGTAATCACCAGAGAATTCTTATGTATCACCCGTTGCTATCTGATGGCAATGTTGAATCAAACCGTGGTGCTTACGAGTATGTCGAATTTGATGAACTAGATGATGATACATTAGAAGAGGCAGATAGATGTCACAAACTGCTGCTAGATGAGGTCCACTAAATGTTATCCAGGTCAGCCGCTTCGCTCCAATTCTCAAACCGTCCACTATCGCTTGATTTCTGCCTCAGATCCTGTATTGTATACACATGACAAACAACCCCTACGAACAGCAGATCCTCTCCAAGGGTCGCGACCTGCCTAAAGCACAACCTAGCACGGGTGAGGTGCCTGACCGTTTCAAGGATCGCTTCGCTACCTTTGAGGAGTATCAAGAGGCAATGGCAGATTTTCTTAATGGTCTCTGACCCCATTCTGCCCCATCATCCTGTATTGTAGACACATGAACGACAAAATGACTGCTCTCGAATTGCACCACATCGCCGCTGGCATCCGTGGTTTCTGTATCAGCAACCCTGAGGCAGACTTTGACATGGTGATGGATTTCGTAGACTCACAGATCTGCCCATTCGAGGCAGACGATGACCTGTGTGATCTTGCCATGGAAATCATGCTAGACGTGGACCAATCCAACCAATCTGACTAGTGTCACAAGAGGGGTATACAACGCCCCTCATCCATTCTATTGTTCATTCAAGTCAAACAACCAACGACTCTCATGCGTAAGATCGAATCCCAAATGATCGCTGCTATCAAGGCAGACAAGAACTGGTCATCAGGTAACACCCAAGTTGTTACAAACATGGGCGTTTCTACTGTGTATCTCCACGGCAACAAGATTGCGATGGTTGATGACACCTCACTGACCCTATTTGATGGCGGTTGGCAGTCAGTCACAACTAAGTCACGTTTGAATGCACTTTGCTCTGAGTTCTGCATTGTTGGTGAGGGTGTGTTTCAAAAAGACTTTGCGTGGTATGTTCGCCAGTTCACTGGTGCTGTGAACGGCAAAAATGTCTACAAGACTGTGAACTTCTGCTCTGGTTATGTGTTTGCCTAAGGGCAACAGAATGAAGCGATTAATTAACACTAATCGCTTCATCACTAAATGATACTCAGGGCGGCTGACCACTAGTTCGCCCATACTAGCACCTCATGTCGCATTATTCCATGCCCTATCTCCCTTCCATAGGAGAAAGGTCAGTTTCCAAAGTGTCATGGTCACACCTCACGATCAACGTTCTAGGGTCTATACTAACAGCATGGAAAACAAAGCAATGACACGAACCGGTTTCTTTCTCCACAATGAGAACCCCTCCCCTCTCATGCAAACAGTCATGGAGAAAATCCAACGCCAACAGCAGGCAGAGCATGAGTACAGGCAGGCAGTGAGAGCAGGTCGCATCCAACCCGACCAATTCACTAACTGGAACATCAGCGACAGACACTAGACGCTGACCCTGTAGACTAAGTTCAATAAACAAACAAACAAAATCATGTTCGCAGTCCAACCCACTTCATTCGGCACCTTTGATGAGCACGGTGCAGACTACACGCCAACGATCAGCGGTGCCTACCGTATCGCAGCGATCAGACAGCAGGAGCGCGAGGGTGATCAGATGATCTGGCGTCTGACCTCTGGTCAACCCATCCCATGGGTGAGGGTCTATGAAGGAGAGGACATCTCCAGTGTGACAACCCAAGAGCTGGCACTGTTGGCATAGGCAGCGCCCCCAAATCGACTACAATTCAGAAGTACACCACACAGGACACACATGAACGGTTGGGCAAACTACGAGACTTGGAACGCTTCCCTCTGGTTGGGCAATGATGAGTTTCTCTACAGCATCGCCCGTCGTGCCTACTCATGGCAGAACTGCATCGACCTGCTCATGGTCAACGGCATCACAGAGACAGGCGACGGTGTGAAGTACAGCGACATCAACATCGACACCGCTGAGATGGAGGAGATGCTGCAGGAGTTGTAAGGGGTCGCCCCTTCTATGGTACAATATACAAGAGAACACAACCACATGGCAATGCTCAACCCAGTCATCATCCTCCACACTGACAGCACAGCAACCTTTCAGATCAACCTCTACCCTGTCACCCGTCAATGCATGATCTTCTGGCATTCGGGTCACTACAGCAACCACCAGGTGAGACGCCGTGATATGCTGCGCCTCTTGGTTGATCTGAAGCAGAGCGCAGGGCAGTGGGTCAACAGGTTCGCTCTCGCATGAGGGACAGGGTGGGGGGACTGTTATATGCCCCCCTATGCCCCTTAGCGGTTGCGCCAAGCGAAAATCCATGGGTCCCTCCTAACCTACAAAAGTATCCAGACGAGCACTAAATATTTTTGAAAATGGTTTTTTGAAAACCTTGAAACCCAAAAAAATTTCCCAGCAAAAAAATGCCTGAAAAAGACGAGTTTAAAAATTTCGATAGTATATTAAATAATTTCGATGCATTCTGTGACGCATTTGAGTCGAGGGCATCTGAAGCATTCAACCGAGGAGATCAAAACGATGGAAGAGTTGTTACAGCAGCAGCAGAAGTTGGAGAGTCAACTCCTGAAGCTGTCCGAGAGGTTGACGAGCCTGGACCAACGGATATCGCAGCTGGAGCGACCACAATTGATGTATCGTCGTCCCACGGAATCTGATTACGAGAGTCTCTCAGAGACATTAGATTATCTTCATAATAATATAGAAGGTATTAAGAAAGATTTACTACATGTTGCGAGGACAATGTAATGGGAGCAGTAGCAAGAAAGGGCACCGATAGTGTAACAACTGGGCATGGTTGTGATACGACTGTACAGATCCTAGGAGGGACTGCAACGGTCATAGTGGGTGGATTCCCCGTTGCAGTAGTAGGAGACCCCTTACAGGCGCACACAATCACGAATCCCAGTCCTCCACCAGCACCACCATGTGTTCCACATCCTGGTCAAGTTATTAATGCTGGATCTGGGAGAGTTTTAGTAGGTGGTAAAGGGATTGCGAGAGTAGGTGATAGTGCTGATTTGGGTAGTATTAGCACAGGGTATGCAAAGGTCATAGCAGGGTAGACAACTACGCCGAAACGGATGCGCCGATATGCTTGACAGCATACTTTAAGTATCCTACAATAGAAACTGAATCACAAACACCGATTTAACTATGGCAAAAAGCAGAGTTGGACTATCAGGAGCAGACACAATTGAGTCTCGTCCGAAGCGTACTCGTCAAGGACGTGGTAAGCACACCAAGTATACTGCTACATCACGTAACAATGCTAAGAAGCGTTATAGAGGACAAGGTAGAGGATGAATTTAATTTGCAATCTTCCTGCTGAGAAAGTATGGGTTCGTAGGGAGTACTTACGAGATCATCAAGATGGGCATGGGGAGTTTGTTGAGGGTGTCTGGGTTGCTGCTAAAAGCATACCTGGGCGTGCTTTTTACTTTGAGACATACTTGCCAGAATATGGTGCAATGTATGACAAACTTCCTATTAGTGCATTTGTACGGTCCCCTGAAACTCCAGTCACAGACATGAGTTTGGAGAACCTACAATTCTGGAATTGTATGGATTATGGTGTTGCATGTATGAACAAAGGATTTGTCTCATCAATGGACTGTGAGGTCTTTACTAGAGATCATGGTCTTATGAGAGGGCAATACTTGTTTACACTTGATAACTACCATGCAAATCCGGATGTAATAGATAATAATGTAAGTGAAGTGCCGCAAGAGCACAAATCACATAATTGCATTGCATTGAACAATGGTCAGTATGCATTGTATCCTAATAACAGGATGCGTCTGTATGACCTCTCTATTACCCCCGAGGAACCCAAGTTCCCTGACTTTAAAGTATCTACTATAGAATACCAAGTAGAGGCAGGAATCGACTGGGGACGCCTTGGAGACACCGATGATTATTTTTGGCAAACACAACAGGAGAAACAAAATGGGACACCCTAATCGTTTAGACGGATCAGTTGACAAAGGTGAAGACTTTGTTAATGAAGGCATGACACTCATCACCGAGACTGATAGTGATAAGTATCTGAACATGTCAGCGAAACGTAATCGCAACAAAGCAAAGAATGAAGAGATCTTTGATTCTCAGGAATGGGCGGATGGATTCGTTGGTAAGTGATAAATAGTAACATTCTACTGCTGTGTCTAGATGCCGACCTTTCAGACATTTAAAGATCTGAGCATTACCTTTAAGAAGCATCCTGTAAGTGATGATTTAGTAACGGTAAAAGATAAGGCAGCTATCGTTCAATCGATTACTGCCTTACTTCTTACTAGGAAGGGAGAAAGACCATTTCAACCGGAATTAGGTTGTGATATTCAAAATATATTATTTGAACCATTAGATTATGGTAGTGCTGGTATTCTCAGATCAGAAATTGCAGATGTATTGAATCGTTACGAACCACGAATTCGTGTTAATACTATCAACTGTATACCAGATGATATGAGTAATGGATACGAAGTTGAATTATCTTATACTATTGTAGGTAGAGACGATACACCAGTAGCAGTAGAATTCTTCTTAGAGCGCACACGATAATGCCATATACTCAGGTTGCTAATTTAGACTTTGAAGATATCAAAGTTGCTCTGAAAGAATATATCAGAGCACAGTCAGATTTTACTGACTATGATTTTGATGGATCGGTCCTTTCAACATTAATTGATACACTTGCCTATAATACCTATTATACGGCGTTTAATGCTAATCTGGTAGTCAATGAACTATTCATTGATTCTGCCACCTTAAGAGACAACGTAGTAGCGATTGCGAAGCAATTAGGATACAGACCCAAAGGTATCACCTCTCCTACTGCCTATGTTTCTTTCAATATAACTTATGGGTCACCAACAACTGATACTGAACTCCTACTGAAGAAAGGAACAGGGTTTATCAGTTCGTTTGACAACAACATTTATCAATACATCACATTAGAGGATGTAACAGGACAAGTAGTTAACAACGTTGCAACATTTGATAATGTTGAGATTAGAGAAGGAACACAAATTCTCAATACGTTTACTGTTAACACATCATTAACATCTCAAAGGTTTGTTCTTGACAACCCAAACATCGATACCAATACTATTAAAGTAAAAGTATATCCTTCTGGTGGCAATTTTAACGAATCGTATCTAGTTGCTGATAACATCTTAAACGTTGATTCTACATCAAAAGTTTTCTTCATTGAAGAGATCGAAGATGATAGGTACGAAATTTTATTAGGCGATGGTGTTTTAGGCAAAAAAGTTGATAATGGATCTAGAGTAGAAGTATCTTACCTTACAACATCAGGACCAGAGTCTAACGGTGTTAGGACATTTGTGTTTTCTGGTGTTATTGAAAATCCAAATGGTGTATCTCCAAACTCTTTTAGTACTGCCATTACTAATGTAAATGCTTCTTCCGGTGGAGAAGATAAAGAGTCTATTAAGAACATCAAGAGAAATGCTCCAAAAATGTATGGCACACAGGATCGTGCTGTAACTGCTCAAGATTATTCTGCTATCATTCGTAAAGTATATCCATCAGTAAGTGATATTATTATTTTTGGTGGCGAAGACCAAGATCCACCAGAGTATGGTAAAGTTTTTATTGTATTAAAACCAAAAGATGCATCTTTCCTCACATCATTAACAAAACAAGAAATTATCGAAGATCTAAAGAAGTATATGGTTGCTTCTGTTAGACCAGTTATTGTAGATCCATCAATTTTATTTGTTGAGTTGACTTCTAAGGTTTATTATAGTGGCGAGGCAACAGATTTAAAACCAGCACAGATTAGAGATAAGACAATTAATTCTGTGCAGTCATATCTCGATACTTCAGATATTGAAAAATTTAATGGTAAGTTTAGATTCAGTAAATTAGTTAGTGTTATTGATGACGCAGATCCATCAATCAACTCAAATTTAACAGAAGTAACTATGAGAAAGGATTTTTATCCTAGTCTCAATTCCACTTTCTATTATGAAGTATGTTTCCAGAATGCTTTCGATAAAGATTGTGAAGAACCTACTCTGTCGTCAACTGGTTTTAGGGTAACAGAATACCCTACATTTGATGTATATTTGGAAGATAGGGATGGCAAAATTGTCCTATATAGAATAGATAGCGTAACAGGCGAAAAAGTTGTTCTAGACAGTAATGTTGGAGATATTGATTATGAAAAAGGAGAGTTGATTATGTATGCTCTTACTATCATAAAAGGATCATTTTTCGACAACCGCATTTCTGTTAGAGTAAAACCACTTCTTAATGATATCAAGGCACTCCGTGAGGTATACCTTGACGTTGACGTTGCCAATTCATCGTTCACTGCATACAAAGAGTAAAGTAAATGCCTTCTGTAAAGACTAAAAGAATTTCTACTCTAATTGAATCACAACTTCCAGAATTTATTTCTTCTGAATATGAACTGTTTAGTAAGTTTGTAGAGAAGTATTACGAAGCACAGGAAGTACAAGGTGGTCCTTTGGATGTTTTAAGTAACATTCAAAAATATGCTGACATTGATTATTACGAAAAAAATCTACTTAATCAGAAAGATTCTATCATTGCTAACATTAGCATTAGTGATACAATCATTACTCTTGCAGATGCTCAGTCTTTTCCAGAAAAAAATGGATACGTAAGAATTGACGATGAAATTATTTTCTATGAAAGTCGCACCAATAACCAATTGCTGAATTGCTCTAGAGGAGTAAGCGGCAATACTAAGTTAGGAGATCTATACAATGCTTCTAATTTTTCTAGTACAACTGCTACAGAGCATTTAGAAGGTGCTGAAGTCTATAACATCAGTAATCTATTCTTATATGCTTTTGTAAGAAATTTTGAAAATCAATACCTCGGATCATTCCCAGAAAAATATCTTAGAGGAGAGGTAGATAAAAGAACGCTGATTAAAAATATTCAGAAGTTCTACAAAGCAAAAGGAACAGATGATTCTATTAAATTTATTTTTAATACTATTATATCTGACGATGTAGAAAACAAACCAGAAGTATACCACCCAAGAGAATTTACATACAAATCCTCTGAATCTGATTGGATCAATGTATATGCTCTTAAGGTAAAAGTAGTATCAGGAAATCCAAAAGACTTAATTGGCAAGAAAATAGTACAGTCTCCAACAGATGATTATGGATATGCATCTGCTACTGTAGATAATGTTATTGCTCAAGGTACAATTGACGGTGAAGTAATCTGGAATATTGTTGTTGCTCCAGAAACTGTCAATGGTGAATTTCAAATTTCAACAAAAACTAAATTAGAAAATACCATAGCACCAACTCTTGGAGCAGGTGATAGAGTTAATGTATTTTCTACGATGGGATGGAGTTCTATTGGAGAAATTTTAATTGGCAATGAAATTATTAAGTTTTCTGATAAAACAGTAACTCAATTTATTGTTAGTGAAAGAAGTTTATCTGTAGAGCATCTGCGAGGTAAATTTGTTTATAAACCAGTTACAATCGAAGGTTCTGATGTTACATTACTAACCTTGGGTGTTGTTTATGATGCTTTGCCTGATGTTTCAGAACCTTACTCGTTTACAGGTGATACTGTACAAGTATCGCAACCTGGATTTAAAACATCAGATCCCAGAATTGTTCAAACTGGAACTAATCAACTTAGGTGGATTCAAGATACTGGAACATCAATAACATCAAGTACTAATACACCAGTAGAACAATCACTTGCTGGAATTTCTAATAATGTATCTGCTATTTTTGCAGATGATCAGTATTACTATATCACATCTTCCAGTTATCCATCATATAATATTTTTGATGGTCCCATTATCACACAACCTGTCCAAGATCAAAAAATACTTAGAGTCCTCAGAAAAACTCCTGTAGTAACAACAGAAATTTACAAAACGCAAAAAAGAGATGTTGGTATCTTATTAAATGGTGTTCCCATTTATGGATATAAAGATTCGGAAAGTTTACGTTTCGGAAAACTCGAAGAAATTCGTGTAGATAATAGAGGACGTGGATATGTCAATCCTCCATTTGTTGTAGTTGATGGTCTTGCTGGAAGAGCAAGGGCACAGATGGTTGGTAATGTTGTTGATAGTATTATTGTTGATACAGACATCGCATTCCCAGTCACTCCTACTGTAGAGATTACTTCTGGAAGAGATGGTGTTGCTAGAGCAGTTGTAACAGGCGGAGAAGTAACTAGTATAGTCGTAGAAAATCCTGGTAAATTTTATTCAACACCACCTATTGTAAGAATTACTGATAAAGTTGGCAAAGGAAGATTTGCTGAATATAATACAGTAATTGATAGAGATGGATCTATTGTAGAATTTACTAAAGTTGCAAGTGGAACATTATACACACAACAAAACATCCTAGTAGAAATTATTCCTGTCGGAACAGGTGCCGAAATAACACCACTACTAAAGGAATGGAACAAAAACCGTTATTCTAAATTAGAAGAAAATTTAGATAAGCAGTACGGTTATGTATTTGAAAATATAAACAATGTTCTCGAATATGGATATGGTCAAGTTGCGAATCCAAAAGCACTTAGGATTCAATTAAATGATAATTTAAATTCTGCAGATACCGAACCAGCAAACAAAACACATTCTCCTATTTTAGGTTTTGCTTATGATGGCAATCCAATCTATGGTCCATTTGGACATGAAAATCCATTGGATCAGTCTTCATCAATTGTAAGAATGACTTCTAGTTATTCTTTATCTGGAAATAGACAAGATGGTCCTTCGCCAATAGAGTATCCATTAGGATCCTTTATCAATGACTATGTTTATTCACACAAAAGTGGATCCTTAGATGAAAACAATGGTCGTTTTTGTATAACCCCAGATTTTCCCGATGGAACATATGCTTATTTCATTACTATTAATAGTAGTCAAGTACCACAGTTTCCATATGTTTTGGGAGACAAATATTATTCTCTACCAGTAGATAGTAATTATACTACTACAATTAATCAAAACGATATTCCCAAAAATGCCAAAAGATTTTTTACTCCCGGAATGTTGGGTAATGGTGATGGATTAGTAGCTACTATTTCAGAAGTACGATCGGGAACTGTGGATAATGTTGTTATTGATAGTTCTTCTAGTAATTTTTCCGTCAATTCGCAGTTGTACTTTAATAATGCAGGAACTGAAGGAAAAGATGTCAATGCATTAGTATCTTCAGTTGAAGGAAAAGGTGTTAATTACTTACAGAGTAAAGAAGATAAAGTTGTAAAACTAACAACTATTCAAAATGCTTTCTTATTTGTAGATGATACATTAAGACAACCAGCAAGTGGAGCATCGGGTTCAATTGTAGGAACTGTTTCCAATGATAATTTGATTGTACTCAAAAATGTAGTAGGAACTTTCAATAATACTGGAACTTTTTCTGCTGATATTAAAACATTCATTCTTACCATAGACCAAGATAGTAATTATACTAAAGGTGCCATCTTAAGTTTAACTGATGGTGTTAATCCAGCGATTGCTACTGCAGAAATCTTAGAAGGAACTAGTAGGCAGAACACAGTCACTATTAAAGTATTATCTGGTGTATGGATTGTTAATGATGATTATTACATCCAGTCAGATAATCTTTTCAACACATCTGGGTCTAAAATTATTACATTAGTTTCGTTGAGTGATAATTTAGAACCATTTGAAGTAAACCAAAGTGTTGCTTTGGTAGAGACTACAGAAGATCATGGATTAGCAATTGGAGACTCTGTTGATATTAATATATTTCCAGATGATTCTACAAAAACCAAAACATATTATATCAGAAAAAGATTATACCAGCAAGTATCATTTAGTCCTCCATCTAATACAACAACAATTAATTTTAATGGTATTGGTAGATTTTCTATTTTAAATGGTGGAGCAGACTATACAGAAGGAACATATACTGATATTCCAATTACAGGAGGTTCTGGTTCTGGTGCTATTGCGAACATTACAGTATCTGCTGCCGGAGTTGTTAATAATATCACTATTACAAATGGTGGTACTGATTATAAGAGAGGAGATT